CTAAGTGGTGGTAAAGACTGACATCGGCATTATTACTGTTGCTTTGTAAGGCTTCTCTGAGTCAATTAGCACCTGAACTAAGGTGTCTGTAAACTCTTCAGCGGCTTCTTGAGTGGCAAATTTGGTGCGTAACGCCTCAGGATCTTTTATAACCGAGGCTTCCCAAAACGCTTTCGTATTTCTGTACAACTTTCTTTCTTGGTATGTATTTTTTACATTCCATATTTTTAACGCCCAGCCTACGAAAGGTATTGATTCGGCAGCTTCAAGGCCTGCATCACAAGCGTCTGCTATGACGTCTTTGTTTTGCTTTAATGTATCAATTAGCGAAGTAAATCCCGTATTTTTATCCATAAATTCTCCAAAGTGAAAATATGGCATTCGCCGACGAACAAGCAATGTTCTGTCGCGAGCACCTCATCGATTTAAGTCACTAATATCTACCCTCTAACTCATAAACACCAGAGGAACTTATGGCAAAACCGGACTGGGGCGAGCTTCAGCAACGGTTCCTGTCCGATCATGCCGCAACCGGCGTATCACCGAAGGATTGGTGTGAAGCGCAGGGACTGAATTACGCTACTGCCCGCCGATACATCAAGAAACCCACTGCGCAAACTGCGCAAAAACCTGCGCAGAAGAAATTGCGCACTGCGCAAAAGGAAAAGTGCGCAGAAGAGCTGGTGGATGATGATGGCCTCACCGATCAACAGCGTTTATTTGTCGCGGAATACCTGAAGGACAACAACGCCACGCAGGCTGCTATCCGTGCTGGGTACAGCAAGAAGACAGCGAATGAGCAGGGTGCAAGGCTGTTAGCAAAAGTTAGTATTGCGCAGGCCATTGCGCAGCAGCAGAAAGCATCCATTGTGCGCACGCTTGGCAGCGCAGATGAAGTGCTTGAGCAGATGTGGCGGCTGGCAACATTCGACGCCAACCAACTTTCTCAGTATCGCCGCGGGAGCTGCCGTTACTGCTGGGGCTTCGGTCACCAGTATCAATGGCGCGATGCGGTTGAGTACGAAGAGAAGCGACTCGAAGCGCTTGAGCGTAAACGTCGCGAGCCCGTCGATGATGGTGGTTACGGCTACAACCACAAGCGCGAGCCCAACCCTCATTGCCCTCGTTGTAATGGTGACGGTATCGGGCAACCCTTCTTTGCCGATACCACGAAGTTGCCATCAGATGCTGCGCTTGCCTATTCCGGTGTGAAGCTTGGTAAGAATGGCATTGAGATAACCGCCATCAGCCGTGAGCGCATGTTCGAGGCGGTGATGAAGCGTCTCGGCTTGGCTGATAGTGAATTCGCCCAGCGTCTACAGCAGATTGAAATCGAGCGCCGGCAGTTGGAGATCGACCAGCTTCGACTGGAGATAGCCCTGGATAAAAACCCGACGGGATTTGAAGAGGATTATCAACTTCAGCCAATAACTCCCGATGAGGAACCTCCAGATGATCCAATCCTCTAGCAGCGACGCTGTCAGCCTGACACCGAAGCAGGCAAATATTTACGTCTGGGGATGGCAGCGCTCAGCGCGTTTCAGGGATGCTGTATGCGGTCGCCGGTTTGGTAAAACATTCCTGGGCAAAGCGGAAATGCGCAGGGCTGCCAGACTGGCGCAGAAATGGAAAGTCAGTGTAGAGGATGAAATCTGGTATTGCGCACCCACACAAAAACAGGCAAAGCGTGTTTTCTGGCGAAGGCTGAAACAATCCATACCTCCACACTGGCGGGCATCGAAGCCGAACGAGACAGAATTATCCATCACTCTTAAAAGCGGACACATAATGCGATGCGTCGGGTTGAATAACTACGATGACTTGCGTGGGTCTGGCTTGTTTTTCGTGCTGGTGGATGAATGGGCGGATTGCCCGTATGCAGCATGGGAGGAAGTATTGCGCCCGATGCTGTCGACTTGTCGGTATATCGTAAATGGTGTGCAGTTTATAGGTGGGCATGCTCTCCGGATTGGCACACCCAAGGGATTTAACCATTGCTATGATTCATGGCTTGCCGGACAGGACAACCGAGAGCCTGACCATAAAAGCTGGCTTTATACGTCGGTGGATGGTGGAAATGTTCCGCCAGAAGAACTGGAAGCTGCTCGCCGGCGAATGGATCCCAGAACGTTCAGGCAGGAATATGAAGCTTCGTTCGAAAACTATCAGGGCGTTGTCTATTACTGCTTTGATCGCCGTAAAAATCATACTGATGAAACCGTTAAACCAGGTGAAGCGCTGCATATCGGTATGGACTTTAACGTGGGGAAAATGGCGGCAGTGGTTTATGTTCTGCGTGATGGGCTTCCCCGGGCGGTAGATGAGTTCATGGATGTATTTGATACTCCGGCAATGATTGAAGCGATTAAGATGCGGTACGAGGAAGGGAAGCACACAATCAATATCTATCCCGATGCTTCAGGTAAAAACAGGAAGTCCAGTAACGCCAGCGAGTCGGATATTTCTCTGCTCTATGATGCTGGATTCTCTGTGCTGGTTAATGACAGCAACCCGGCAGTAAGGGACCGAATAAACGCTGTCAACTCAATGCTGTGCAATACCTACGGCGAGCGCAGGATGATGGTTAACACGGTAACTTGCCCGAAATTCACTCAGTGCCTAGAGCGACAGGTCTATAACGATAAAGGCGAGCCAGATAAGAAAGGCGGCTTTGACCACGGCAATGATGGCGGTGGTTATCCAATCGTGTATCTGTTCCCTGTCAACGCTACAGCGTTCGATATCACCCTCGATACGACATTCTGATATGGCCAATAATGATATTACTTACGTCCGCCCTGAGGTCAGGGCGGCGATGCCCGTGTGGAAAAAAATTCGTGACGTGTGCAAAGGGGCTGATGCTGTAAAGGCTGCAGGAAACGAATACCTCCCTTTTCTGGATCCGTCCGATAAGTCTGCACGCAATAAAAAGCGCAATGCCGATTACATTCAGCGCGCCGTTTTCTACGCGATAACGGGCAATACAAAAGTGGGTTTGCTGGGGCTGGCATTCCGAAAAGACCCTACCATGACCGCGCCGGATAAGCTGAATTATCTTCGTGATAACGCCGATGGTGCTGGTGCCAGTATCTATCAGCAGTCCCAGCAGGTTACAGAAAATATTCTGGAAGCCGCGCGCGAGGGGCTGTATACGGATTATGCGGCTGGGACTGATGAGGCGATTATCCTTCGCTATCAGGCGGAGAACATCATTAACTGGCGCACCAAACGCATCAATGGACGCGATCAACTGGTGCTGGTGGTTTTACGCGAATGCATGGAAAAGGAAGATGGTTTTGCGTACAAGGATGAAATCCAGTATCGGGAACTTGCCCTGGAGGACGGCAAGTTTATCTGCAGGGTGTGGCGAAAGTCGGCCGATGCAGTGTCTTTTTCCGTCGATTCTGAGTATCACCCGAAGCCTAAAGGTGAGGATTTTTGGGATGAGATCCCCTTTACCTTCGTTGGTGCACAAAATAACGATCCCAGCATCGACGAGTCGCCATTAGCCGCCCTCGTTGAAATTAACCTTGGTCATTATCGAAATTCGGCGGATTACGAAGACAGCGTATTTTTCTGCGGTCAGGTTCAGCCGGTGATTTCCGGGCTTGATACCGCCTGGCGTGACTGGCTGCAGGATAAGGGAATTCGTGTCGGTTCTCGTTCTCCATTCCTGCTGCCGAAGGAGGGGAGTTTTACCTATGCTCAGGCGCAACCAAACACCCTGGCTAAAGAGGCGATGGACAGTAAGCGTGATTATTCTGTTCAGCTTGGCGCCAGGCTTATCGAGCAGAACGGCGCGGTTAAAACCGCCACGCAATCCAGCGGCGAGCAAACCGCATCCACATCGGTGCTCGGCATTTGTGTGTCCAATGTCTCGGAGGCCTATACGCTGGCGCTCGGCTGGTGCGCCAGATATCTCGGCATAAAAGGCGAGGACTACCGTTACAGCATCAATCAGGAGTTTATCGCCAAAGTCGCTGAATCCGGCATGGTAACGGCAATCGTCAATGCCTGGCAGTCCGGTGCGATCCGCGACACGGATATGGTCAGAGCGTTGCAGAGGCTTGACCTGATAGATCCCGCTGATGACCCTGAAACTGTCATTGACGCCATTCGTAACGGCGCGCCTAACCTGATTGGTGGCAATAATGGCAACGGCGAATGACAAACTGCATGATGAATCCGTAGCCCACGCTATATGGGTGAGTCGCTACAGTACCGGCGTTGCCAACAGGATGATAAAAGTCTTGAATGACAGCGACGCCGAACTTACCGCCAGGCTGCTGGTGGCTATTGATACGCTGGATCCCAAGAGCTTTACCGTTTCGCGTCTGGAAGCGTTACTGGTCAGTGTCAGGGCCGTAAACAAGGATGCCATACAGTCGATGTATGCAGCCCTCTCTACCGAGCTGCAGGAGCTGGCTAAACATGAGGCCAGTTTTCAGATGAGCCTCTTCCAGTTTGCCATTCCCGACGATGTTCTGGCTCTTCATCCACTGGTTGGCATCTCCCCGGATGCGGTTTATGCCGCGGCGATGGGGCGTCCATTTCAGGGGCGGTTGCTAAGCGAATGGGCCAGCAACTTCGAAGCCGATCGGATGGCGCGCATATCCAATACGGTACGGCAGGGATTCCTGCTGGGCGATACGCATGAACAGATCGCAAAAAAGGTCCGTGGCCATGCTAATCGTGGTTACCAGGACGGCGCGCTGCAGATGAGCCGGGCCAATGCAGCCAGTATTGCAAAAACGGCAGTAGGGCATCTTGCATCGACAGCCAGACAAAGCTTTGCGGCGGCGAACGACGACATTCTGAAGGGTAAGCAGTGGTTATCTACTTTGGATAACCGGACATCAAAGGATTGTCGGATCCGCGACCGACTCAAGTACACGCTGGATAACAAACCGATAGGGCACAAGGTGCCTTATTTGCAGGGACCAGGGAAAATCCACTTTTGCTGTCGGAGCACCGAAACTTACATCCTGAAATCGTCCGAGGAATTGGGTATTAAAGTCGGCGAAATCAAGGATAGCTCGCGCGCCAGCATGGATGGACAGGTTCCGGCTGACACGAATTACCAGGACTGGTTCTCCCGGCAGTCGTTCACGCGACAAGCTGAGATTGTCGGAGAAACGCGCGCCAGGCTGATTCGTGATGGCGGCATGTCTCCCGATGAGTTCTACAACGACAGGGGCGAGTGGTTGACGCTGGACCAGTTACGCTCAAAGGATGAGCAGGCATTCAGAAACGCCAGGCTTTAACCAACAAATCTTATTCAATCAGGCTGCCTTCGGGCGGCCTTTTTTATTGGGCCAGGCCCACAGTAACTATCCCAAGGGGACAACATGCTTATTCGTAACATGCTCATTAAATATTATTCGGCAGCTGGTGGTGAAGGTGGTGATGGCGGTGGCTCCGGTAGTGGTGCGCCCGAGATTACGCCGGAAATCCAAAAGCTGATCGATGAGCAGGTCAGTGCTCAGGTTTCAGGCCTGAAAAATAAAAATAGTGAGTTACTCGGTAAGCTCAAAGAGTCCACTGAGTCGCTTAAGCGTTTTGAAGGTATCGATCCTGACGCGGTGAAAACCATTCTCCAGCGTTTCTCTGATGATGAAGAGGCGCAACTGATCGCCGCCGGGAAAATTGACGAGGTACTGGATAAACGCACTGAGCGGCTACGTGCTGATGTTGATAAGCAAATCAAAGCCGCCAACGAACGCGCTGAAAAGGCGGAAGCGTTCTCGAGCAAATTCCGTGATCGCGTCCTGGGGGATGCTATTCGCAGCGCAGCGCTTAAGGCTGGCGCGCTGCCAGAAGCATCCGACGATCTGATTCTTCGTGCTAAAGGCACATTCCAGCTCAACGACGAAGGCGAGGCCGTAGCAGTTGATGCAAATGGCGATGTTCTGTTCGGTAAAGACGGCAAAACTCCGCTCACCCCGGTTGAGTGGGCTGAATCTCTGAAAGAGACGGCCCCGCACCTGTTCCCGCGCGCCGAAGGCTCCGGGGCTGGTGGTCATAAACCCGGTGGCGGTGGCGGTAGTCTGAAACGTTCAGAAATGAGCTCAAGCGACAAAGCGGACTACATCCGCAAACATGGCCAGCAGGCCTATCTCAAATTGCCTAAGTAAGGACTAATCAATGTCTACGACCGTAAACAACGACCTGATTATCTATGATGACCTCGCGCAGACTGCGTTTCTTGAGCGTCGCCAGGATAATCTGGAAGTCTTCAATGCCGCTTCAAACGGCGCAATCATTCTCGACAACGAACTGATCGAGGGTGATTTTCGCAAGCGCACCTTCTATAAAGTTGGTGGCTCTATCGAATCGCGCGACGTTAATTCAACCGACCCGGTAACGGGTAAAAAAATCGGTGCCGGCGAATCTGTCAGCGTCAAGGCGCCGTGGAAATACGGCCCGTATGAAACCACTGAGGAGGCGTTTAAACGTCGGGGTCGCGACGTTAGCGAATTCTCCGAGGTGATCGGCGTCGACGTCGCTGATGCAACGCTTGAAGGTTATATCAAGTATGCCCTTCAGGGACTGGTTGCAGCCATTGGCGCAAATGCTGACATGACGGTATCAGCGGACATTGCCACTGATGGTAAGAAAACGCTGACCCGGGGACTGCGTAAATACGGCGATAAATTTAACCGTGTTGCGCTGTTCGTTATGCATTCCACGACCTATTTCGACATTGTTGATCAGGCTATCGACAACAAAATTTACGAAGAAGCCGGCGTGGTGGTTTATGGCGGACAGCCAGGCACGCTGGGTAAACCGGTGCTGGTGACTGACACCATGCCGGTTGACGCGATTCTTGGTCTGGTGGCTGGTGCGGTATCCGTAACGGAATCACAGGCTCCGGGCTTCCGTTCCTACGATATCAACAACCAGGAAAACCTTGCTATTGGCTATCGCGCAGAGGGCACGGTTAACGTTGAACTGCTGGGTTACAGCTGGGATGAGACGAAGGGCGCTAACCCAGACCTGACCAAAATCGGCACCGGCGCGAACTGGAAGAAACATTTCACCAGTAACAAATCCACTGCAGGCGTACTGATTAAGCTGGAAGCCCCTGCGGGGGAGTAACCCTGTCAGTGGATAAAACTTCCGCAACTGCTGACAGTACCGACGCGGTGACCGTTTCGCTCAAGTACACCAGAAATGGTGCAGGAGTCTCCGGGGCATCTGTGGCGTGGACGTCTACAGGCGGCACGGTAAGTGCTTCGACGTCACAGACAGGGTCTGCTGGTGGCTCGACGGTGAAACTCACCTCTGCTACGGCCGGCTCCTTCACGGTGACGGCTACCGTTGACGGTGTGGTGAAAACAACTGAAGCGATTGCGTTCACTGCTCCTGCGGGTGGTTAACCGACGGGGCGAAAGCCCCGTTTCTTTTGGTGAGGATCCGATGACCGTTTATATAACAATCCAGGACGTTGACGAGTTGCTGGGGGATACCTGGGCTGCCGCCGACAAAAAGGGTAAAGCCGTGCTCCAGGCAAACACCTGGATGACGGCGCTTAACCTTCAGGATATCGACCCGGAGCATATTCCTGAAGAAGTTAAGCAAGCCGGAGCGTTTATCGCTTCCGTAGCCGCTGCAGGCAATCTGTATCAGCAAAAAACAGATTCCGGCGTGGTGACGAGCAAAAGCGTTGAGGCCGACGATGTGAAGGTTTCCCGCACTTTTGCCGAGCTTTCAACCACCAGCACTGAATTACTCGATCCTGATTTGCAGCTGGCGCTGGATATGCTCAAACCGTGGATGATTAACCCTTTCCAGACGTTCTTTGTGAGGGCGTGATATGTCCGATTTGAAGGTGGTCCCATTTCAAAAGCCCAGCCATCACAACCTCGATAACGACCAGGTTATTCGCCTGCTGAAACAGGCTCTGGAGAGAGCCGAAAACGGCGGCTGCCACAGTGTCGCAGTGATACTGCTTGATGATGAGGGTAACGCGATTGATTGCTGGCATAACGGTGGACGTCCCTATGTGATGGTTGGCGCTATGGAGTCGCTTAAAACCGACTTTATCCATGCTCATATTGAGCGGCGGTAAGGGGGTAACATGCAAAATCCATATGTGCATTATGCCGGCGACGGGCTCGGTCCCCGCGATGTGTTTGTGAATGGAAACCCGATCAGACATGTCGTTTACGCAAATCAGGCAAAGGGTGTTGTAGAGTTTGCTCCGCTCCCGCTGCGGGTTAAGCGCAATGGCGAAATTTATACCCGCAAACTCCACGGTACAGTGATCGTTAAACCTCAGCAGCGTATTGGTGGGTGCAATGGGCATTCGTGACGAGCTGCAAACCGAAGTCGCCGCGGCATTCGATACCGACCTGCAGGATGCCGTTAAGGATTTCACTGGGTCATATACCGTTCGGGGTGCCTGGGACCCGGTGACGGAAACCGGCACTGAAACGCAGGTGACTTACTCGGGGCGTGGAGTGCTGGCGCGCTATAAGCTGCGCCGTATCGATGGCGTTAACATTCTGCATGGTGATGTGAAGCTAACCGCCCTGGTTAACGAGGTGACTGATAAGCCGGCCGTCGGGCATATCATCACCGCACCGGATCCGGTTACGGGTGAGCTTCAGCGTTACGACATCATAACCGCTTCTGCCGACTCTGCTGGCGCTGCGTACTCCATTCAACTGCGGAGGGCGTGATATGGCTAAGGGCTGGAACGTTGACCCGGCGGCATTCGCCGGGCTGGTGGCAGAAGATGTCAAACTACGCCAGCGGGCAATCGCCATTCAGTTGCTGAATGAAATCGTTCAGCGGTCGCCGGTAGGAAACCCGGAGCTGTGGGCCATTAACGCGACCGCGGTTCAGTACAACAAAGCTGTTAGGGAATGGAACGAATCTCTTTATGCCGATCCTGCCAACCTGACAAAGACAGGCCGTCTCAGAAAGAAAGTCCGTGTTAATGACAGCATGGATATCAGGCGGCCGGCTGAGTATCGAGCAGGAACCTTCAGGGCATCGCATTTCGTCAGCATCGGCGAACCTGATCATTCCGTCCCGACCGAACCGGATCCGCGCGGGACAATGACGTTTCTTAATGGCAAAAATATCATTGACCAGGCGCCAGCCTACTCGGTGATTTACATCCAGTCGAACCTGCCTTACTCCGTGCCTCTGGAGAATGGCCACTCAACACAGGCGCCGACAGGCGTCTATGCCGTCTCGTTTAATGGTGTGATTCAGGCCTACAAATGACCCTTACAGAAATCAGAAACGCTGTCATTTCCCGAATGGCGGCACAGACCGCTATTGCCTCTGATGCGGTGGATTATCCCAATGGTCCTGTATTTGACCCCAGTAACCGCGATATCTGGGCCCGACTAACCAACATTGCTGGGCAGGCTGGCGCAACAGAGATCGGGGACGGACCGGTAGTCCACAGGACGGGCTTACTCATCATTCAGCTGTTTGTTCCGGTCGGTTCCGGGACGTTGCTTATCTCCCGAACGGCCGACCAGCTAACGGAGCTATTCGAGTTTAAGGACGACGGAAAGCTGAGTTATTTCGCTGTTTCTGCTCTGCCGGCGGGTGAGACCGATGGCTGGTTACAGCTCAATCTTCAAATTCCTTATCGCGCTCTGTAGCGCACAAAAAACAGGAGGCTCCTGTGAGCTCAGGTGCAAAAGTAGTAGCCGCGTTTATTCGCGAGACAACGCCAGGAATCACGCCTACAGCAGGGGCGTGGAACCTGCTGCGTCGTTCTTCATTTGGTCTGAAACCAACGCAGAACACCAACGACAATGACGAAATCGCTGGTGACCGCATGGCGCAAGGTGTTTCACGCGGCACAGTGGATGTCGGCGGCGATGTCGGCACGCGGTTTCGCTGGAACCAGCATGATGATTTTCTTGCCAGCTGCTTCGGTTCCGAATGGGTAAATAACGTGCTGACGATGGGTAACGGTCGCATTACGTTCTCCGTGGCGACTTTTGCCAGTGATGTGGGGATCGCCCAGATTGCCCGCGGTTGCCAGGTTGGCACCTTCCAGATGGAAATCCCGGCCGATGGTGATATCACTGCAACCATTACGTTTGCAGGGCTGGACTGGGAGACGAAGGGGGACGATACCAGCTATTTCACCGCGCCGGTGGATTTAGCGGGGGCGCTGCGTTACTCCTTCAAAGAGGTCACGAACATCCGGCTAAATGGTGTTGATGGCGGGACAGGTTTCTGCGTCGACACCTTCAACATCCAGTTCAACAACAATATGCAGACTCAGCGCTGCATCGGTACTGGTTCGGCATTTGCCGGCGCAAACATTCCGACAACCTTTACCCCGTCAGGTCAAATCACGCTGTCATGGTCAAAGGCTGCCTGGGAGGTTTACAAAAAAACGTTCACCGGCGAAACGGTGCCGTTTAGCTTCACGCTGGAGAATGCTGAAGGCGCCTATACCTTCGATTTCCCGGAAGTGCAGATCTCCGGCGACTGGCCGGATGCGGGGAGCACTGACATTGTTCAGGTTCAGCTGGATATCACCGCGGCCAATACTCCGCCGACGATTACGCGCGTGCCTAAAGTGCCGGCGACGGCAATCAGTGTTGCGCCAGCCACTTCAACTGGGGCCGTGGGATCCACGGTGACGTTAACCGCCACGCTTACGCCAGCTGATTCAACTGATACCGTCCAGTGGACGTCATCGGATCCGACTATCGCCAGTGTGGTTTCTACCGGGCAGAAAACAGCGAAGGTCACGCGTAACGCAGCCGGTACTGCAATCATCACTGGTAAGGCCCGCACCTTTACCGCAACGTCTGAAATCACCGTTACCGCGCCTTAATTTACCTGGCCCGTTCTGCAGTCATCGCGGAACGGGCTTTTTTGGGAGTCTTTATGCTGATTATTTCTTCTCAAATTGATTTGAACGGAGAACGCTGGTTTTTCCCTTACAAAAAGCCAGCAGGAAGTAAAAAGAAATTCACGCCGGAAGACGAGGCGCTATTTAAACTCCGTCTGCTGGTGGCCAGTAGCGAGAATCCACAATACCGCTCACGCAATGCGCTGGTGCGGCGCCATATCGACAAAATGGACGCGAGCTACAAGGTCGGTACGGATGCTTTCGATCTCGCCAGTGTGGGCGAGATTGACTCGGTTGATGATCTTCTCATCGACAATTGCGCGCGCTTTCTTCTAAAAGACTGGGAAGGCGTGGGGGAGCTGGTGGATGGTACGGAGACGGCGGTTGCGTATACACCGGAGCGTGGTGTTGCGTTACTGAAGCAAAACCCCTCTCTGTACTGGCTTATTCTGGCTGAGGCGGCGAATATTGCTCAGGGTAAGGAGCAGCAGACTCAGGAAACCGTAAAAAAGCCATAGAGGCCCAAAAGTGGCTAAAGGAATTCGCCGGCGAGCAGGGCGAGAAAGCAAAGTGGCGCAGGGAGAAACTAAATCTCCCGCCCATTCCGGAGCCTGAAATCGATGCAGTCACTGGGGAGATCCTCAATGCTTACGCCATGATATCGCGCGGCAGGAAGTATGCCGGCATGGCCGGAGTGCCGCTCCCTCTATCCCTGAACGATATTGAGCTTTACCTGGCATCGCGCACCATCCTGATCGACCGCATTGAGTTTGACGCAGCGATACTGGCTCTTGATGATGCCTGGAGGGCTGAGTGGGCAGAGGCACAGAAACGTGCAGCAGATAAGAAAGGAAGCAACTGACCTACCATTAATGGTGGTCCATGCTACTAAAAGTCGATGATAGGATGTTTCCGATTGCAATCAAAGGAAACATATAATGAAAAAAGTCATCGCCTTGGCGCTTGGAGCGCTGTTACTTTCTGGTTGTACAGTGCGTGTTGCAGATTTGACTGTGGCGAGTACTAAAAATTACAACCTCAATGGGGGTAAGTTCTACAAAGGGAAACGTGTAACAGCAGAAGATAGCTATCCGGTTATCATCTTCCCTCTTGGCATCCCGAACGTTAAAACAGCCGCTGATCGAGCGATTGAAAAAGATCGCTGTGCAGTTGGTCTGTCTGACGTAGTTGTCACTCAACTTAACCACTCCTTCCTGTTCGGTAAGATTGGTCTGCGTGTTGAGGGTAATCTTGTGATTGACCGCAGCCTGCCGGGTTGTGAGAACGCAAGCTGATTGATAAAGCCACCATCGGGTGGCTTTTTAATTGATGGGGTAGACAAGTGAAGATTATTGGATACTTAGCGATTGTAATAGGGGTGATCTTTGCTGTATCGGCGCTATTTATGGATGTGACAGTAGCGACAAGTGGTGGCTATAGGGTTAACAATCTTGGATTAATGTCATCGCGCCAAAATTACATGATATTTGGAGGTTTCGTAGCCATCGCAGGTATCATTATTGCTCTGGTGGGAGATAAGCTAAAAGCGTCCGGAACGTCAGTCAAATGCCCTTACTGCGCAGAATTAATAAATTCCGAAGCGGTGAAGTGCAAGCATTGCGGGAGTGATGTAACTCCTTCGAAGATAATAGCTAACACTGACAATACTGGAGCTAGTGATAGGCTGGCTGATGTCAATGTAAAGTTAATCGCTGGAATTGCAATTACTGTCTTTGCGGCGATTATCGTAGCAATAATGTTTTACCGCCAATGAAGTAAAGACCCGACGGTTTCAAAAAGTTCCAACCTCGCTATGGCGGGGTTTTTTATTGCCCGGAGAAAAGCACGTGACAGAACAAACCTCCCGCCTGGCCATTATTATTGACAGCTCTGGGGCAGAAAAGCAGGCTGACAATCTCGCAACTGCACTTGTAAAAATGACGCAGGCAGGTGAACGTGCTGCCACCAGTGCAGGGAAAGTGACAAAGGCCACTGATGAAGAAAAACAGTCCCTTTCTGAACTTTTAGATCGTATCGACCCCGTAAACGCCGCGCTGAACAAACTGGATAAACAGCAGCAGGATCTTGCGAAATTCAAATCCAAGGGGATGGTAGATACCGATACATTCGATCTTTATTCAAAGAAAATCGAGGAAACACGAAACAGGCTAACAGGATTTCGCGACGACCTTGGTAAAACCGGCCAATCCGCCGCCCAGACTGCCTATGCCATGCGCATGATCCCGGCTCAGATGACAGATATTGTTGTCGGCTTATCCACCGGTCAGTCTCCGTTTATGGTGCTGATGCAGCAGGGCGGGCAGTTGAAAGATATGTTCGGGGGTATTATTCCTGCAATTAAAGGTGTATCCACCTACGTCATGGGGTTGGTAAATCCATTTACAGTAGCTGCGGGGGCAGTTGGTCTTCTCACTTATGCTGTTTATCAAAATCGGCTGGACATTGAAGCGGCAACAAAAATTGCTACAGAGTCGCTTGGCACTAACGGTGATGCTGCCGAGCGTCTTGCACTTAATATGGTTGCGATATCCGATAAGACGGGGCTGGCGATCGAAGACGTCGGCAATATGTTTATCACTACGAATGACGGTGCCAGCGAGGCAGTAAATAAATTAATTGATGTGGGGTTTAGTTACGATGAAGCACGACAAAAAGTCTCACAATATAAAGATTCGGCTAATTTTACGGCTCTGAATGCAGATATTGATATGCATCGTCGAGAGATCCTGAAAATAGGCGACTCATGGACGGCTGCGGCTATAAAGGTCAAAAATTATTACACAGCAGCGGACAAGGGTAAGCAGAATGTTGCCCTTGGTGGTGCAATAGACCCCACAATGAGATTTATCGGCCAGGCTATCGACCTGCAATCAACGATGAATGTTTTGACCATTCAGGGTAATAAAGCTGTTGCAGAGTCTGTTGACTGGATTAATAAGGAGTATCTGGCGGCAGACAGAGTTGCCGGTGCAGAAGCTCGGTTAAAGGAGGCAAGAGAGCAGTCCAGAAAAATTGCTTTCTCAGGAAATAAAGAAGCCATCGAACAGGCAAATGCGCTAATTGCTGTACGAGAAAAGGAACTTGAGCAGGCTAAAAAGGCTGGACAGCCTAAGACCCACAAAGGAAAAGCATATACCGAGGACGCGGCAACCCGGCTGCTTGATCAAATAAACCAGCAGACAGCTGCCTTGCAGTCCCAGCTGGATGCCAGTGACAAGCTTAACAGCGCAACCCAGGCGCGGGTAAAGTTCGAACAGCAAATTGCTGACCTCAAGTCTAAAACGCAGCTCACAGCCGACCAGAAGTCGATTCTTTCCCGTTCAGATGAAATCCTCCAGGCGTATAAGCAGCAGGAGGCACTGCAAAACTCCGTAAAAACCCTGGATGATTACCGGAAAATGCAGGAACAGGTAAAGACGAAGGATGAGCGGACCAACGATCTGCTTAAAACCCGTCTTGAACTGCTGGAGAAAGCCAAAGCAACCGGGCAACTAAAACCCGGTGAATATGAAAAAACACGGGCAGATATTTATCAAAACACCGATATGCAACTGCCCTCGACGGTTCGTAATGTTGTAGGAAACCTGACACCCACAGGAGGGCGACTCTCTGGAACTTTTGAGGGGATGCAGGGGCAAATCAATGAATATGACCAGGCGCAGCAGGAGCTCCAGCGCTGGCTGGCAGCTCAGGAGGAAGCTTATGCGAAGGCCGGCGAAATAACTGCCGAGGGTGAGGCCAGAATGACGTCGATTCGTCAGCGTGCAGCGGATGCAAATCAGGTCATCGAGGCTCAGAAAAACACCATCATATCTGCGGCCACGCAGTCCTTGTTTGACAGTACCGCCGACATCATGCGAACGGGGTTTGGTGAGCAATCGGCAATCTACAAGGTTGCTTTTGCTGCGAGCAAGGCATTCGCTATCGCGGACTCAATGGTGAAAATCCAGCAGGCTATAGCAAGCGGTGCAGTTAGCGCGCCTTATCCGGCCAACATCATCGCTATGGCCTCAATCGCTGCGCAGACCGCCAGTATCGTCTCAAGTATCCAGGCTGTTTCAGGTGTAGGCTTCGCCTCCGGCGGTTACACCGGCCCCGGTGGTAAGTATCAGCCCGCGGGTATTGTTCACAAAGGTGAGTACGTCTTCGACCAGGAGTCAACGAACCGGATCGGCGTGTCTCAGCTTGAGGCACTTCGAAATGGCCAACCACTTGATGCAACTCTGGGGCGTACAGGGTTTGGTACTGGTGTCCAGAACGTTAACAGCGACAACAGCAGCAAGACCACCATCCATGCTCCTATTGAGCAGCATTTCCATACGCCGCCCGGTGTGACACCTGATCAGATGGCTCTCTCCATGGCTCAAACGCAGAAGCGGGCGACAACGGAAGCCCTGGATCAGGTTGCTGCGCAATTGTTGAGAGGAGATGGGAAAGTTGGTAAGGCAATGCGCAGTAAATATCCAGGCAGAGGGTTAGAGTGATGACTGATATCTACTACCCGCATGACAGTCTTCCGATGCCATTACAGGAAGGATACGGATTCCAGCCTCTAAGCCCGTTAAAACGAACCCAGTTAACCACCGGCCGCGCGCGGCAAAGGCGAGCTTATACGTCCACACCGACGCAGGCCAGCATCACCTGGTTTATGGAAACCGATGCGCAGGGACTGGCGTTTGAGTCCTGGTTCCGTGATGCGTTATCTGACGGGGCTGCATGGTTCATGATGAAGCTGCAGACGCCGGCAGGCATTAAGTTTTACAAATGCCGCTTCACAGATATTTATCAGGGACCGGTGCTGGTGGCCCCGATTTACTGGAAGTACACGGCGACGCTTGAATTATGGGAACGCCCCCTTGCTCCTGCCCCATGGGGTAATTACCCGGAATGGATCGTCGGCAGCTCACTGCTGGATATTGCGCTGAATAAGGAGTGGCCCAAGGCTTGATTAAAACCGTTTCTCCTTCATAATTACTTGTGTCGATTTGTGGGAAAGTCCTTCATGCCGCTCCGTAGCCGGAGCGTGAAATAAAGCGCGGAATAGCGATCCTGCCGGTGAGGGTACACCCACATTCGACACCAATTTTTAAGGTCACCTTCGGGTGGCCTTTTTTATTGGGTAAAAATCATGACAATACTCAACCGTCTCTACGCCAGCAGCGGGCCGGAGGTGATCATTGAGACGCTGCAGATCACCATTGGTTCTGACGTCCATTATCTGTGCCAGGGCTACGAGGATATTATGGCAACGACGGAGAACGGCGATACGGTAACGTTTACCGCCTGTACGATAGACATTGCTCTGCCGGCGCGCAATGCGGACGGCACGCAGGACCTCAAATTTGCCTTGTGCAATATCGACGGCGTTGTGTCCACGGCGATCCGCAATGCGCTGGCTAACCGTCTGTCTGCATTGCTGACGTACCGGCGTTACATCTCCACGGATTTAGCGGCCCCTGCGGAAGTGCCGTATACGCTGAAAATCAAGTCTGGTTACTGGACTGCGACCGAAGGGCAGATTACCGCGGGTTATATGAATATCCTCGATACCGCCTGGCCACGTTACCGCTACACGCTACCTGTATTCCCCGGACTGCGTTATATCAGCTAAGGAATTCCAATGTTCAACCCTGATAAATACCGTTCTGTCAAATGGCAGAAGGGCGGTCGCTCTTTTCCAAAACTTGACTGCTTCGGCATTGTGAACGAGATACGCCGCGACCTGAATTTACCCGTCTGGCCCGATTTTGCCGGGGTCACCAAAGACGACGGCGGCCTCGACCGGGAAGCGCGCCGGATGATGCTTACCCTTGAGCGCTGCGAACCCTGCGAAGGGGCTGGGGTGGCCTGCTATTCCGGGTCGACCGTCACCCACGTAGGGATCGTGGTCAGTATCGGTGGCCTGCTGCATGTGGCGGAATGCAACCCAGGCACGAACGTCACCTTTCTGCCCTTGCCGCGGTTTAAGCGTCGATTTGTCAAAGTGGAGTTCTGGCGATGACCATTCGTTTTTACCCGTCCCGGCTTCCCGGTGAACCACTCGAAACGCATGAGCATGGTGTAATCAGTATTCGCAGCTGGCTGGTAGCAAATGTTGAAGGCTACGAGGATCGGGATGTCCCACCGCTGACCGTTGAGGTTGAGGGGCTGTTAATTCCGCCAGGCGAGTGGGCTAAGTGTGTGATTCGCCCTGATAGTGATGTCAGGCTTTATCCGGTTCCCTTCGGGCTGGAGGCCGCCACAATCGCGTGGATCGGCGTCGGTATCTCCGTTGCCGCTGCAGCCTATTCGCTGTTTATGATGAGCAACATCGATACGGGCGGCTATACCTCATCCACAGGGCGGAGTCTCGACCTTAACCCGGCAAAGGCGAATACCGCAAAACTCGGTGATGCCATTCGTGAGGTATTTGGCCGGGTGCGTATCTACCCTGATTATGTGGTGCAGCCGGTTACCCGGTTTGATGCCGCCGATCCTACGAAAATGCGCGTCCAGATGCTGCTGTGTCTCGGTGTCGGTGAACTGATTTATACCAATGGCGATGTCCGGGTTGGCAGTACGCCAGCTTCAACGCTGCCGGGTTTCAACATCACCTATTTTCCACCAGGCGCGGACGTTTCCGGCGATGAGCGCAGTGAAAACTGGGTCAACAGTACGGAGGTCGGTGGAACATCATCCGGTACCGGTCTGGATATGGCCCAGACGTCGCCGGACGCAGACGACATTATCGCAGACAGCATGACCGTCTCCGGATCGAGCGTGACCTTTACCGGGCTGGATACGGATGATGATGACGATAATGACGAGAACGATAACGCGCTGCCGCCCAGCTGGGTCGCTGGCGCCGTGGTCGAACTGAAAGCCCCGGCTAACTACCAGATCACGTCGGCGGCCGGATACAGCGTTATCGCCAGCCCGCTGCTGACAGAGATCGCGCCGGTGGTTGGTATGCCGGTGACGCTGGGGTTTAACTCTGTCGATTACGATCTGTTTATCGCGTCATATACCCCCGGTCAGGCTGCAGTGCCCGGCACCGGGGGGAGTGCGGCAAAACTCCAGGCCAGTGCGGCCCCGACCACCTACGATTTTTCGACCAACTCCAGCACGTTCACGATCACCTGGCAGGGGGTTACCTACCCGGTGTCGCTGGTGGCTAACTACGTCTCGATGTCGGGACTGCTGGCGGCAATCACCGAGGGACTCACTGGTTCCGGCCTGGTTGCGCAGGACCACGACGGCACCGTACTGATAACCGAGGCGGCCAGTCCGTTCGCGGGTGGGGCGATCACGTCCTCTTCGCTGCCTGTGGCTGTTTTCGGTGATGCCCCGGTTTACACCTCCGGCACGGCATCAACCGGCGGCAGCCCGGCGGTAACGGCGAATGTGACACTCGCCTATAACTCTGCCACGGGAACGGCCTTTTCCGGCATGCCGGAGGGGGTGCAACGGCTTTCACTTGCTCACCGCGGGAATGAGTACCGCATTGTCTCTGCCGACGGCACGACGGCGACGGTGGCGCGCCTGGTTTCCGGTGCCGTTGATGAGTCATGGCCGGGATTCTCCCCCCGGACGATGATCGACTATGAGGCTACTGGTCTTAACGACACGCTGAGCTGGCTGGGGCCGTTCCTGGTTTGCCCTGAAAATGAGACCGTCGATATGTTCGAGGTGAATTTCTCTTTCCCGAACGGTATTTGCGGCTTTGACAGTAAGGGCAAAAAACGGATCCGCCACGTTGAGTGGGAGATACAGTATCGCGTCTACGGTTCCGGATCGGGGTGGGTGAGTCACCAGGGCGAGTATGCGCTGAAAAACGTCAACGGGTTAGGTTTCACTGAGCGGATCACCCTCAGCTCTCCGGGGCTGGTAGAGGTTCGCTGCCGTCGGCGCAATGAGCAGGGCTCAAACAACGCGCGAGACAGTATGTACTGGCAGGCGCTGCGCGGGCGACTGCTGACGCGCCCTTCATCCTATCCCGGCGTGTCGCTGATGGCGGTGACCGTTGAGACGGGCGGGAAGCTGGCGGCGCAGTCAGACCGTCGCGTTAACGTTGTGGCCACGCGCGCCTATGACTCAGGAACGGCCAGAACCATTTCGGGGGCGCTGCTGCATGTTGGGAACTCGCTGGGGCTGGAGATGGATGCCGACACCATCAACGCGCTGGAGTCTGCGTACTGGACGCCACGGGGAGAGTATTTCGATTTCGCTACCGGCGACAGTATCTCAGCGCTGGAAATGCTGCAGAAGATAGCCAATGCCGGCAAGTCCCGCTTCCTGTTAAGTGATGGCCTGGCGACGGTCAACCGTGAGGGGATTAAGCCCTGGACTGGCGTGATCACTCCGCATGAGATGGTGGAGGAGCTGCAGAGCGGATTTACCGTACCGTCCGAGGATGATTTTGATGGCGTCGACGTGACGTACATCAACGGCGTCACCTGGGCAGAGGAGACCGTTAAATGCCGGACGTCGGAAAATCCAACGCCAGTGAAAATCGAAAACTACAAACTCGATGGGGTACTGAATCAGGATCACGCCTACCAGATCGGCATGCGTCGCCTGATGAAATACCTGCAGCAGCGGGTGACGTTCCAGACCACTACCGAGCTGGACGCGCTGTGCTACAACCTGGGCGATCGCATTGTGCTCACGGATGATATTCCGGGTAACAACACGATTTCCTGTCTGGTGGAGGCGATGACAACGGCTAGTGGCGTGACAACGTTCACCGTTACGGAGCCGCTGGACTGGTCTTTAGAAAATCCCCGCGCGCTGATCCGCTATCAGGATGGTTCTGCATCCGGGCTGATGGTGGCGAGCAGGGTAGGCGATTTTCAGCTGTCAGTCCCGCACCTGAGCGAGTTTGATGACCCGATGAAGGTTGACCTGTCGTCGGCAACCATCGAGCCGATCCGCCTGGTGTTCTGCGGCTCAACGCGCCACGTCTACGACGCCATTGTAGAGGAGATCGCCCCGCAGTCTGACGGAACATGCCAGGTCACCGCTAAAGAATACCTGGAATCGTTCTACCAGTACGACGACGCCACATACCCTGGCGACGTCGCCTAAAACCAAAAACTCCCCTAATTAACTCTTTTCGCTCAAACCCTCGTTTGGGCGAAGCCTCTTATTGGAGCAAAAACATGGCCTTTAACCCGGAGCTGGGGAGCACGTCTCCCGCTGTGTTGCTCGATAACGCCGAGCGCCTGGATAAGCTGGTTAATGGTCCCGCCGCAGATGTTCCCGACCGTGGTGGTGACCCTCTTTATTCATGGCGCCAGATGATGGCGAAAAACGATGAGATCCGGCAGAACATCATTCCGCTCAGCAAGCAGTACATGACGATTGAGGCTGCGCAGGCGGATATCGCGAATATTCCAGAAGGCAGCAGCACCTATGTTCGCAGTCAGGACGGAAGCTCTCTGGCCGATGAGTACATCAACAATGGTGGCACCCTGACTGCTACCGGACGGAAGATGCCATCCGGGGCCGCAGTTGAACTCATGTCAGATACCGTCCAGCGTTTAATGACGGCGCTGCACGTTATGGCGGAGGGCGGCACAAGCTCTGGTTCAGGTATTGAAAGCAGCGATACAGTGCAGAATCTGATGACCGGATTTAACGTGCTGGCTGAGTCAATTAATAATCTGTCAGTGGGAAACCAGCAAAATGCCAGCGGATTATCCAGGCTGGTCTCATCTGTCCAGATTTGCACTGAAATGCTGAACACGCTGGCGGCTGAGATCGTAACTCCTGACGGCGCATCACAGTATGGTTATGTGGCATTTTCCGTGCCCGGTACAGTCAACGCTGGTAACGGGTCGTTTGGCACCGATACACGCTACCGCAGGACTGGGATGATCCCGGTTCGCAAGGGTGACGTTGTGCGCCTCACAGTCTACACCACATCGGCAACCGCAGGTCACGCAGCTGCGCTTTACGATGCATCGGGAGCGTATGTGGGTCCGCTGGGGATTATGTGCGCGTCGTATGCGGCGTATCAGGCACGGTATTACCAGTGTGAAATTTCTCAGGATGGCTTTGTTGTCGCGAACACGCTGGACCAGAGCGCATCTTCTTCTGTTGATGTGACTGGTGCGGCACTGACGATTGACCATCGTCTTCGTGGCCGGGCAGCAGATGCTGTTATTAAACTGACAAAGTCGGATTTAATCCCGGTCCGCCTGGATAATGGAAACATTAACGCCAGCTCAATTACGCAGGATGGAATCGTTAATTATTCCACCGGGCTGTATTCCTGCACCGGCGGCAGGCTCCTGTTCAGTGGTCTGCCTGTGGCCTCATCGCCGGGGCAGAGCAGCAGTTTGTATAACGTTGTGTTCTATGATGCCGCCAAAGCTCTGATTGCATATCGTCCTGTATTCTCCAGTTCGGGTTACGTTATTATTCCTGAAAACGCCGCGTACTGGGCGCAGCAGATAATCACCGACAGAACGCCGGACTGGTCTGCTGTCTCGATTGTTTATTACAACTATGTTTACAAGGACGAGCTGCATAAATTGCTGTCGTCAGAGCGCGAGCGCCTCGGACTGGACTATCCCAACGAATATTATTTACAGGATTTCAGCGGCGATACCGATATTGAGTGGATTCAGAACGCGATGGACTGGGTGCACGATGCTGGTGGCGGCTGGTTAATATTGTCATCGGATTACGTAAAACAGCAATTTATTATTTCCGAAGCAGTAATTCACCGTAGCAATGTCTGGGTTGTTCTCGACAATGTGGAGATTAAACTGCAGGACGGCGTGCATGACAATCTGTTTCGTGCGGCAGGGGTTATTATCAATCCTGACGACCCCTTTGGTCTGTGCCTGGACCTGGAAATCACGGATAACATCCGTCTGATTGGCACAGGTTACCCGAAACTAAGCGGTGCTGACGTGGCATACTATGCTGATATTCCAGCAGGGGCCGGTCCACGCTACTGGATTGGCGACGAATATGGCTGGCGCGGTACGGGGCTGATTTATTACGGTACGCAAAATTTTGAAATTGGCGGCTTTAAACTCCAGAACGTTAAGAATTGGGGAACTGATTTCGGTTATGGCGCCAAGAATGGGTACATCCATGATATAGACCTTTGGCAACCGAACAAGAATGGAGACGGGATCCATTTCACCAACGGTGCCAGCCATATGCGGGTGCGACAAATTTTCGGCTATGCACGTGATGACTGTTTGGCAATGGTGAACAGCGATGACTCCCTGAAATACAGTACCGCCAATATCCCGACTACCGGATCTATACGTCAGTGGATTTACCCAACCTGTCCATTCTGGTACGGGTGGGCTGGGAATGAGGCTGTGGGAACCAGTAACGACATTCACGATATCACTGCTACGAATATCGGGTTAACAGGTAATGAGCAGGTCAGCACCATTCTGACCACGCAGTTTAAAATATATAACGTAACCATTAGTGGCATTAGCAGCGTTAACTATATGACACCAACACGCGGGTGGGACGAAGTAAACGCAATACTGAAATCATATGCCGGATTTGGGGACGCTTCCCGCTATCAGGCAGGTAATGTCAGCAACATCAGCATTAATAACATCATTGAGTGTGCATCAAAAAATTACAGTATCGATATAACCCTGGAGGGCCGGAATATCCGCGTCAATCGTTATATGAAACTGGATGCCCGTGCGAAAACAAAAGGTGCGCTGAACATCAGCAGCGCAGCGGCCCCGTACGTCACAACCTCTAATATTGTGGAATAAAAAAATGACTATATTAATTCAGGATTCATTACGTCGCGCCGTTGAAGCTGCCTCCGGCGGTGCGCAGACTGTACTTTATACCAGCGCCGGTGACCCGTCGTTTGTGAATATTATTCCCAAATTTGACGTCAGCACGATTGATGCATCGCTGGGTTCGGGAACGCATCCAGCATTTATTGTGAATGGCGTCGAGGTTGATCAGATATTCGTTGGGACATATCCAGGGAGCATTGTAAATGGTCAGTTACTGTCACTGCCTGACCGCGCTCCAGCTGTATCCGTTCCATACAATGACGGCATCAGCCTGGCGCGGGCTGCAGGTCCGGGCTGGCACGCCATGACTAACGCTGAGTGGGCTGCAATCGCATTACTATGCTATTCCCAGGGCCATTCCCCGCGCGGCAACACAAAATGGGGGCTGTCATCTGACAATATCGGTGAAAAGGGGCGGCGGGCTGATGGCAAGACAGCCGGGGTAGAATCCGGAACAGGGCTGACGCTGACAGGTTCCGGCCCGGTTGGCTGGCGGCACAACCGTGACTATGCAGGCATTGCAGATTTAGCCGGCAACGTTTGGGAGCAGGTGACGGGAGTCCGATTCTGTGGTGGTGAGCTGCAGATTATGACGGATAACAATGCGGCGATGGGCTCTACTGACCATTCCCTGTCGTCAACTGCGTGGAAGGCGGTAAGCGGTGTTGATGGTTCTCTGCTGATACCAACTGGCACGGGGACCGCCGGGACAGATTCCTGGGTGCCGACCACGATCAATTCCGTTCGAATCGACACCTCGGGAACAGGAAATTACACATTGATTTACGGTGAGAACACATTGTTCACCAGTGCCAGGAACCCCGGAACAACGCCGGTATCGGATACGGCGCTCAGGGTGTTGCGCAGACTAATGTTGTTCCCGCTGGCGGGCCTGGTTTCCGATGATTCGCTGTCGTACTCAAAAGGAGGCGAGGTGATGACACTGCGGGGCGGTGCATATTCGAACGGTACAGGCGGCGGTATCAACGCGCTACTCGCTAACCGTGGACGTACTTCAGTTGGTCAATCTAACTCTGGTGTCCGTCCGGTATATTACAAGCCATAAGTGAGGAGAAGATTTTTACCATGGATGGTAATTTTTTTTCATATTTTAAAATAGAAATTCTATCTATTTATCTCGCCAAACTCTGCATGGTTATCTCGTGCCGCATCATTATTTTGCATGATGCGAATTCTCATTTTCTCATCGTACAATTTTTTTAATTTTTAATGCAGAAAAATCGCCGCGATACACTGGCGGAAATGGAGCGAGATCTGATAGTGGAGAGGACACGCGCTGGACTGGCGGTAGCAAGAGAGCAGGGGCGTATCGGCGGATGTAGCCGGGTAATGGCCCCTGATGTTGTCGATGGGGCAAGCCGAATGCTGGAGAGCAGTGTTAACCGATAATAGGTCTCCAAGGTGATCGACGGATGTGTGAGGACTATTTATAAATATTTCCCGGTCACCAGTAAAAATCATTGTGTTGTGTCGGTGTAGTTGATCGATAGACGATACCTGTATTGATCTGTATTCGAGATGAAACTACTGTGTGTGCAACCAGTATTGACCAGGAGGCTACCATGCTCCTTTATTCAAATTGATGAGATTATTACGAAAAGAAATACCATCCTGAGCCAATACATCGTGCACGTGCAAGGGAGTGAATTTTAATTTGGTGTTGAAGTAGCATATGACATTAATTTTTATCTTATAATCGTTTATTTTGGTGAGTTATGCGTAAGTTTTGCTTACGCATAATTATTATCAGTGTATTTATTTTCTGATTATCTAACTAGCAATGAAATATAATTTAGATTAATATGTTATTTTGCTTCTTAATAGATAAAATAATTCTGCGTAGTTCACACTAGATTCAAGCCCCCTAAAGGATGCTAATCTCCTTACTGCATCCAATGATATCAGTGAGTTCTCTACATTTGACATTTGAGACTCATGCTTACCAAGTATTGATATCTTTCTCTCAAGATGTTTACTTATATCTACATAAATAGATCCAGATGATTGACTCCATGATCCTGAATCCCCCCAGCCAGCAGGTGGATACTCATATGCTATTACAGACTTGGGTGAATCAGCATTTTTTGTGGTCCTGGTGGCTGCGATTGAGCATTCATAAACCCATTTATGCTCCTGATGGAATGAAGGTACAGGGATGAAAATAATATCTGGTTTTATATTTTCAATAAGTAAGTCAATCGCATTTACACATCTACTTTTACTGGATGAACACAAATCAAAATCCTCATTATCATTAATTTTATTTATGATATGAAGAGTCGCCCCGGCTTCGAGCATGGCGTTTGTAAGTTCTTTTTTTCTCGTTTCACTGCTAACATAGATACCATTTCTCACATGCCACTCACCTTTAATTGTTACTACAGCAATGTGAACTTCTATATCATTTTCTACCGCTCTTGACATTGCTCCTCCGCAGCCTAGCTCAGCATCATCTGCGTGCGGGCTTATAATTAACCATTTTTTTGATGTGAAGAAATCAATCATTTAATTAACCCCGCTCATTTTAAATACCACTGCCGGTGTTTTCAATAAAATAAATAGATCGAAATATAAACATCCTTTTTTATAATAAAGAATATCCATTGCAACTCTTCGCTTGTATTTTACCTCATCCCTGCCAGAAACTTGCCATATCCCAGTTATACCCGGCGTGGACTTTTTATAATACTCAATTTTTTTTCCGTACTTATCTGCTTCATATTGAGATATAGGCCTTGGGCCAACAAGTGACATGTTTCCAAATAAAACATTAAATAGTTGAGGTAATTCATCTATGCTCGTTTTTCTTATCCATTTTCCAAATTTAGTTACACGTGGGTCATTCTTCATGTGGCCCTTAGTATGTAATTCTTTCAATATATTATTTTGTATCTCTATTGGCAAGGTTGATATGTCTTTCATTGATGTAAATTTATAACAATTAAACATGCATCCATTTAGCCCGATTCTTTTACTCCTATAAATAGGAGGGTGTCCACTTAATGAAATAATTATTGCAACACCAATTAAGATAGGTGAAACCATTAGTATCAGAAGTAGTGATGCGCACAAATCGAAAATCCTTTTGCTTTTCATGAATCCCCCGTGCAATTATATAATGATTCAATATGTTACAAATAAACACATTTATACAATAGTTCTATAAGGCAAATAGATCAATGGTCGAGTAAATGGATTCATGATTTAATCATTTAATGCATTGATAATTATGGGGAAGATTAGGTTTTGGTAATCCCGGCTGATGTGGGAAGGGGGTATTGAGCGAAGTTGCAGAATGCTGGAGAACGGCGCTACCCGGCAGCAGGTGGCTGATGTGACAGGCGTGGACGTGAAAACAATCTACAAGTACCTCCCCGCGACTTGAAGACAAAGATTTCACTACTTTTCCTGATATGTTACGTTTGGCTTAATCAATTCATTCAGCTTTGAAAACAGTTTGGTTTGTTTGTGATGAGTAAGAAAACAATAAGTTTTAGAGATTTTCTAACTATTAACTATAACCTTATGCACATGTCCGATACATGGGCTGATTTGTGGGCGTTAATTTTTCACACGGGTTTAAGCGCTGGAAGGCTGCTGAGTATTCGATATGATGATATTGATGGTGACTTGATACTGATACGAAAACAGGGTCACCTGAAGGAGCTACGTGTTAAATCAACCCCTCCAGTGGAGGGGATCATTGCTCGTAGAAGAGAACGCTATCCAGAAGATGTTTTTTTATTTCAGAGCCATTCTAACCGTGTGAAGTACCAACGCCGGCCGGTCACTATAATTGCTTTCAACGCCGCTTTACGTCGCGCCGCTAGATCATTACCAGACGTTAACGTAAGCAGTAGTAGCGCGAGAAACATACCGGACTAACCGCCTGTCCAGTCGCGTGTGGCCGATGTGACAGGCGTGGGGGTGAAGACTATTTACAAATATTTGCCAGTACGATACGGCGATAAAAAATCCCCTTGAGCAGGCACACTCAAGGGGAAAATACTACATAACATCATTGCTGTGTGCGTCTTTGCGCTCATCTATCTTCCAAGAAGATGCCTAAAGCTTCCAGATATTTCTGGTCTGAGCAGTTAAAACATTGGATCGGCGGCCTATGTGATAGGAGGGGGTGAAGACGATTTATAAATATTTTCCAGCCGGTTAAGTTTGCTCACCTGCGAACCGTATGCAAGAGATCGCAGGTGAACAATTTGCTATGAAGGCATTGCCATAGCTGAAAAATTTTAACCGCACCCTGTTTGTAAAACCATCAAACAGCTAAGGCCTGAAAACACTTTAAGACTTACCTTACTCGTTACATCAATGTGTTACGGCAATGACATAAATTGATAGCCAGAGCCTATATTGATATGTCGCCCTGTTAAAACTACTGTATATAAAAACAGTATTAATCTGAGCGAGTCAATTATGCAGTTTTACACGCCCGTTGAGTTACGTGAGATCATGCTGATCCCGTTGTACAGTGACCTTGTGCAATGTGGTTTTCCAAGCCCTGCACAGGATTATGTTGAGCAACGTATCGATCTGAACGAGTTGCTCGTTAACCACCCCAGTGCGACGTATTTTGTCAAAGCCGCCGGCGACAGCATGAAAGACGCCGGCATAGGGGAAGGGGATCTTCTGGTTGTGGATAGCTCAAGGACAGCAGTTCATGGCGATATCGTTATTGCTGCTGTGGATGGGGAATTTACCGTTAAGAAGCTGCAGCTGCATCCGCGGGTTCAGCTTAACCCAATGAACCCTGCATATTCGCCAATAGTCGTCGGTAGTGAGGACACTCTCGACGTGTTCGGGGTGGTTACGTACATCATTAAATCAGCTGGCTAAGATGTTTGCGCTTTGTGATGTGAATTCATTTTATGCATCGTGCGAGACCGTATTTCGTCCTGATCTGAAAGGGCGTCCGGTGGTCGTTCTGTCAAACAACGACGGCTGTGTGATCGCCCGCTCGCCAGAGGCGAAGCCCTTCGTCAAAATGGGTGAACCTTATTTCAAGCAAAAGGACATGTTTCGCCGGCACGGTATTATCGCGTTTAGCAGCAACTATGAGCTTTATGCCGATATGTCCAACCGAGTGATGACAACGCTGGAGGAACTCTCTCCACGCTGTGAAATTTACAGTATTGATGAGGCATTTTGCGATCTTACTGGTGTGCGTAACTGTCGCGATCTTACCGATTTTGGCAGGGAAATTCGCGAGACGGTTCTGCGCAGGACGCACCTCACGGTCGGCGTCGGCATAGCCCAGACTAAAACCCTGGCAAAGCTGGCCAATCACGCGGCGAAACAGTGGCAGCGGCAGACCGGAGGAGTGGTGGATCTGTCTAATCAGGAAAGACAGAGGAAGTTGATGGCTTTGCTTCCGGTGGATGAGGTCTGGGGAGTCGGGCGCCGCATCAGTAAAAAACTGGAGGCAATGGGCATTAAAACAGTGCTTCAACTGGCTGATACCGATATCCGTTTTATCCGGAAGCATTTTAATGTGGTTCTGGAGCGAACCGTGCGGGAGCTGCGTGGCGAACCATGCCTCGGGCTGGAGGAGTTCGCGCCGGTAAAGCAGGAGATTGTCTGTAGTCGCAGCTTCGGGCAGCGGATTTCCACCTACGAAGAGATACGCCAGGCGATATGCTTATACGCATCCCGTGCCGCGGAGAAACTCCGTGGTGAACATCAGTACTGCCGCTTTATCTCTGCGTTCGTTAAAACCAGCCCTTTTGCGCTGAATGAGCCGTACTACGGCAATAGTGCATCAGTGAAACTATTGACCCCGACCCAGGACAGTCGGGACATCATCACCGCGGCGACGAAATGCCTCGATGTAATCTGGCGAGACGGACATCGCTACCAAAAAGCAGGGGTGATGCTTGGGGATTTCTACAGCCAGGGCGTCGCGCAGCTCAACCTCTTCGACGACAACGCACCACGGAAAAATAGCGAGAAACTGATGGAAGTTCTCGACCATCTCAACGCAAAGGATGGCAGGGGGACACTGTATTTTGCAGGGCAGGGGATCCAGACTGCCTGGCAGATGAAGCGGGAAATGCTTTCGCCTCGCTATACTACGAGGTTCTGTGACCTGCTCAAAGTTAGATGA